GCTATAGAGTTGCATAAATAAAAAAAAGGATTAAAAAATGAAAGTAACAAATTTTATAACTAACTTATTTAATGAATATGAAAGCGCTTATCATAGCGAATACGCGCCCGAAATTGTAAGACCTGGCTTTGCTATTAAGTGTAACACTATTTAATAAATAACTAATATAATATTAAAATTAATTAGGTCGCTTAGGTGGCCTTTTTTTATGATATAATAGTTATAGTTTAGATATATATATATATAATATAATATTATTTAGATACTTATACTTGTTTTGTTTGTCAGTGTTTGTGAGGGTTTTATCTAAAGTAGAGGCTTATAGAGGGCTGTAGAGAGGTTAAAATATGCTCACTGGTGTCAGTATACCAAAAAACTACAAAACGCTCTCTATGGGGCTTAAATCAGTCTATAGGGCATAAAAAAACCCCGCTACTAGGCAAGGCTTTTGAGATATGGTTTGTTGTAGATTAACTAAGGACGATAAACCAAAGCGTGCAAATGGCCGTAAACGCCGCCATTGTGAAAAGATTAACAAGGTCTAATATAAACTCTTTTGATGTAAAATATTTAAACATACTACGCCACCTTTCTTGTTGGTTTGGTATCTTGTAAGCTTTCTTTCTTAAGATATGTAAAAGCCTTTTGAGCTAGTCCTGCCGCCTTGCCTATCAGCTTTTTATCATTCTTTAAAGCCTTTAGCCAACTACCTAAATATTTAGCATGGTCAACCCTTGGCTCATTTGAAATGCCTAAATCGCAACATAAAAAGCAAGATGTTAACTCCGCAACTAGCTCTTCATAAGCATAAGATTGACTAGCAAATCCGCCGCTTTTTAACCGGTCTAATCTAGTCTCGTGACCTGTCCAATGGGCTAATTCGTGCAAGTATGTACTATAGTAACATTCTGTGGCTGTGCTTGTGTCAGTACCTGTAAAGCTTTCTCTGGCGGGAATACTTACAAGGTCTTTTGAAGGCATATAGAAAGCGCGGCCACTTGTGTTGATTTCCATTTTGTGATTTATGCCGCCGATAAACATTTCAGCTTTCTTGATAGGCTTGATGTTGTTAACGTGTTCAGCAGTGTTAACTGGATAAGCTTCTTTAGTCTCACTGTTTAAAACGTCACTAGACAAAAACACGTTGAAACTACTCCAACTAACCAACTTATCCTCGAGGGTTTCTTTATCTTTAATAAATACTGGTCTGATTAAGGTTGTCGACTTAGAGCCTTTTTGAACTTGATATCCGAGTTTTTTCCATTGTGCATAGGTAGCACATTCGCTTGCCCCTAATAGCATTAAATAAAAGCTATTTAAGCCCGTATAGGGGCGCTTTGTTTCAGCATTGGAGGGCAACCCATTACCTAAGCTTTTAAAGCCTGATTGCCAGTTGAAACCTCCTGCTTGTTGGTTTTCTATAAGCTTAATAATCTTATTAGTGATGATTTGGTTAGCGTCTTTTTTCATGTTGTAACTCCTAAAAAGCGGCTTGATTGCCTTGTTACTAATATTAGTTATATATATATAGAAAAGCTTGTCAATTATAGTCAGTATTAAATTAGCTAATGTTATAGCTAAATCAACGAAAGCTGTGACATATCTGCAACAGTCAAGTAAATAATATATTAAAATATATACTGTGATATTTAAGCAACAACATTTATGTAACACTGTTGTAATTATGCAACACAAGTAAATGTTCACCCCCCGTTCTTGTTTTGTTCACGATTTGTTCTACCCCACCCCACCATCTTATATATATTTATATGTTTAACTTTATATATACATCACCACCTATTTTTATATCCCCGTTTTTTTCTTGAATTTTTTTTTGACTGTGGTAAATATGCAACAGATGATGCCGCGCGTTCAAACAATATTGAAGCCTCGCACCTCGCCTTTTGTAAGGGCCTATGGGGGTATTGCGTCATTTTTTTTTGGAAAAATTTTTTATGAAACCTTGTAAATCATGTACCAGTCCTAAGACCTGTCAGAAGATGGGTAAGTGTAGAAAGCGTTCTAGTAAGCGTAAATCAAGCGGTTATAAGATACCTGGGTATTAGTATATTATGTTTGGTAGACCTGGCTTAGATAGATTTAATAGACCCAATGGCAACCTAACCAATGGTGGTAGGCAAAATAACATGGGATTTGCACCCTTGCAGCGTGCTGTTAGGCGACCTGGTGGTAATGGCGGTATGATGAGCCAACAACAACCTATACAACAACGCCCTATGCAACCTACGCCAAAACAACCTATGATGCAAAATTCTGTGCCAGAATATATTAAAACAGCACCTAGTGTTGCACAAATGCCACAGATACCACAACCTATGCAACAAATGCCTGTAACACAACAACAAATACCTGTAACACAACAACAAATACCTAATCAAATGCAGCCTATACGTGAGTATCAGGAGCCACAAGCATTGACTAACGATGTAGTGCCTGTAGCACCTAAAATGCCACAATACAGTATACCTACAATGCCTGATAAACAACCTATTATGCAAGATTATATGCCATTTGAAAGCAATAATAATGCATTTAACAACTATAATCGCATGATGCAGCAACAAACATTAAACAATCAGTTAAGAGGACTTGGACAGATATCTGATGCAGAATTGAGGCAAAGAAATGGATATTAGACCTAAACGTAAAAAAACAGGTGGTCGACAAAAGGGTACACCTAACAAACAAACTGCATTGTTAAAAGATGCAATACTACAAGCTGCCATTAAAACAGGTGGTGGTAAAGATGGACTTGTTAAGTATTTACGTGAACGCGCAGAAGAAAATCCTGCCGCTTTTATGACGTTGCTAGGCAAAGTGTTGCCAATGCAGGTGGCTAATGACGACAGCGGTGAGCCATTTAAAATAATAAATAAAATAGAATTGACAGCACCAAAAAGTGACAGCGATTAACATAGAATTACCGCCTAAGCTTATACCTGTATTTGAAGGTAAAGCTGATTTTAGAGGCGCATATGGCGGCAGAGGCAGCGCTAAGACACGTAGCTTTGCTATGATGACAGCTGTAAGAGGTGCAATGCTTGCCAGTAATGGTGAAAGTGGACAAATACTTTGCGCTCGTGAGCAGTTAAACAGTTTGAATGATAGTAGTTTTGCCGAGGTAAAAGCAGCTATATTAGGCAATCAATGGTTGTCACAATGTTATGAGGTAGGCGAGAAGTTTATAAGAACTAACCCTAAGATGCCAGGGCGTGTTGATTATAGCTTTAGCGGACTAAGACATAACCTTGAAAGTATTAAGTCAAAAGCGCGTATTATGCTGTGCTGGATTGACGAAGCAGAACCTGTAAGCGAGTTAGCCTGGAGTAAACTACTCCCTACAATTCGTGAAGAAGGCTCTGAAATATGGGTAACATGGAACCCAGAACGTAAAGGTAGTGCTACAGACCAACGCTTTAGGCTTGAACCGCCTAACAGCAGTAAAATAGTACAAATGAATTGGAAGGACAACCCTTGGTTTAATAAAACGCGATTAGCTAATCAGCGTATAGAAGATCAAGAAAAACGACCCGATAGTTATGAATGGATATGGGAAGGCGATTATGCCAGTGTGCATGAAGGCGCATATTTTTCTAAACTACTAGCGCAAGCTGAACGTGATAAACGCATTGTTGATAGTCTACCTATTGACCCTGCACTGCCTGTATACGGCTTTCACGATATTGGCGGCTCTGGTGCTAAAGCTGATAGTTATACTATTTGGTTAGCGCAATTTGTAGGTGATTGGATACACGTACTTGACCATTACATAGCACAAGGTCAGGTGCTAAGTTATCACATTAATGAGATGCGTAGACGATGGCCTCATGCTATTATGCAGCTACCGCATGATGGTGTTAACGAAAATAGTTGGACAGGCAAAAGAATAGAAGATCACTGGAGAGATGGTGGGTTTGAGGTGTTAAAACCATTAACAAACCAAGGTAAAGGCGCAGCAATGCAACGTGTTGAAGCTGTAAGACGTATATTACCTAAATGTAAGTTTGTAAGAGAAAAAACACAGGCTGGTCGAGTATCACTTGGTTGGTATCACGAAAAGCGCCCTGCTGATGGTCGTGACATAGGACTTGGCCCTAATCACGATTGGTCATCACATGACGCTGATAGTTTTGGATTAATGGCAATAATGTCAGATAGATTTGTTAGACGTAAAGCAAAACCACTGATAATGCCTAACTACGGAAGTGCAATATAATGCAAGAATACAACGCAGACATATTTGACGACGATGAAAACAACACTGCTAATGGCGTAGATGATACGGGCGATGATGATGTGCTATCTATGGTGCGTGCTGAATTTGAGCAATCTATTGGTATGTCGCATGATAGTGATTTAACAAACAGTCGTGAGATAGCATTACGTTATTATAATGGTGATGTATTTGATGTTTCTGTATTTGGACAACGTAGTAAGACTGTAAGTACAGATATTGCTGACAATGTTGAATCTATATTGCCTGACCTTGTAGAAATACTGTCAGGTGAAGATGTAGCTGTTTTTCAGCCTGTAGGTATGGAAGATGAAGAAGCTGCACAGCAAGAAACAGATTACATAAATCATGTGTTTTTTGAGCAAAATAATGGGTTCCAGGTGCTGTATGACGGCATAAAAGAAGCATTATTGCTTAAAACAGGTATATTTCGTTGGTATTGGGAAGAAGATAGCTACGACGACAAACAAACATACGAACAGATTGATGGCTTTGGTTATATGTCAATGCTTGAAAATGGCTATGAATTAACGGCTGGTGAGACAGAAGAACGTGAAGATGGTCAAATAACTATAACAGGCGCTGAGTTTACTAAAACTACTACAAAAGGTCGCGTAAAAGTAGAAACAGTCCCTGCTGAACGATTTGCAGTAGCAAAAGACACTGTAAAATTGCGAGATGCAACATATTGTGTAGCGCAAATACAAACACGTAAGCAAGATTTGTTAGAAAAAGGCTATGACCCTGACAAAGTAGCAAATTTAACTAATGTAGACATTGGTGACAATGAAACTGTTACTGATGCACGTAGTTTAGACACTGAAGATGATTTATATAATAATTCTATAGGTGTAATGGAACAAGTTACTGTTTTAGAGCATTATATACGTGTTGAAGGCCAAATAAAACGACTTATAACTAATGACGATGCGTCTGTAATATTGGAAATAGAAGATGCGGACTATATACAATACTCTAGTATATGTCCATACCCAATGCCGCATAAATTTTATGGATTGTCATTAGCTGATAAATTAATTGAGGTACAGCGTGTAAAAACAGGCATACAACGACATATGCTAGATGAACTATCATTTAGCCTTAATCAACGCATGGAAGTGTCAGAAGATGGTGCAAATGAAAACACTATATCTGATTTACTTAACAATACGCCCGGTGCGCCAATAAGGTCACGCAATGGCGGTGCCGTAAGACCTGTAAGACTGGCTGGCAGTGGTTTTGACTATATGTCAGGTCTGGAAACAGCAAACGTTATGGCAGAGCGTCGTACAGGCATCATGCGCGGTGAAACAGGTATAAAGGCTGACACATTACACGAAACGGCTTCAGGGGCGCTTACAATGCTTTCTGAAGGCAAAAAACGTACAAGATTAATGGCACGTATCTTTGCTGAAGGCGGCATTAAAGATATGATGATAGGCATACATTGTCTTATTAAAGATTATGCAACGGAAGCTGATTATGTGCGTCTTAGAGGTAAATGGACACAAGTAGACCCTACAAAATGGGGTAGACGACACGATATGACCATAGAAATAGGTGTTGGCGCTGGTGGTAAACAACAAGAAGCATTATTAGCTAAAGAAGTTATTAACCTTCAAGCTGCTATTGTAAGTCAACAAGGCGGTGCGCCACAAGGTTCATTAGCTACGCCTGAATCAATACACGCTGCATTAATACGATACGCTACAAAAGCTGGTATAAAAGCGCCTGAAATGTTTTTCCCTGCACCGCAACCTGGTATGGGTGAGCAAGAGCAAGAGCCGCAAGATAACAGCGAACAGATAAAAATGCAAATGGAAGCGCAAGCTAAACAGCAAGAAATGGAACTCAAGAAGTACGAAATAGATAGTAAAATGCAGTTAGAGCGTGAAAAAATAGCTGCAAACGATGCATTGCAACGTGAAAAAATTGACCGAGAAACAGCACTTGCTGTGCAGATGCGTGAAATGGAAATGCAATATAAACAAGAAGTATCATCATTTAGACCAGGTGGTAGCCTTATAACATGACAACAATAAATGGCGCAGAAGCAAGCACGAACGCTACACAAGCAAAACGTGAATTAAAGCTGACAACCACAGCACTGAAAAACATGGAAGAAATAGCATATGAAGCACTGTTAAAAACAGGAGCAAAAGACGAAGATCAACGACGTGAACTTATAGCACTTATCAATGTGTGCCGTGAGATTCCACGTAAACTAAACAACTACA